CCCAGCTCCTCGACAACTTCGAACTCGGCCTGCTCGACACGCTCCAGCATGGCCTGAGCAATGCGGTCGCCAACGCTGACGTTGAACGTGGTCGGGCTGTCGTTGTGCAGCTTGACGGGAACATGGCCGCGATAGTCGCTGTCGATAATCCCGGTGCAGTTGCCCAGGCGCACACCGTGTTTGAAGCCATGACCCGAGCGGCTGTAGAGCTTCATGACCCAGCCGGGTGGGACTTCGAACGCCAGGCCGGTGGCGATTTCGACCGCGCTGTAAGGGCGCACAAAGCGCTCTTCTGTCGCATACAGATCGAAGCAGGCCGACCCGTCCGTAGCGTAGGTCGGCGTGATCGCCAACGGGTTCAGTTTCTTGATCTTGACCTTCACGCTGCCTCCTGGCTCGTGAGCGCGTTCAGGAACTCGATCAGGCCCTTCTTGTCAGTGGGCACCTCGACCGTCGTGGTCGCGATGTCAGCATTCTTGACGCCGGACTCACGCGCGGCTTTGCGGATCTTGGCGGACTCGGTCTCGCTACCGGCCCACCAGGCGCGGCGAGTGATGCCTTCGATGGCGGGGAAAGTGATTTTGTAAAGACGCATTTGGTGGCTCCTTGCCGTTGGTTGAAAATCTTCGTTAGATCGTAGAGGTCAGGACATGTCTTGACGCAGCCGCAGGCTCTCGAATGTCGGGAACCGCGGCAAGTCTTTGACCCCATGGGTCATGTGTTTGACCTTGGCGTAGTGGCCGATGAGCTTGTCGGGGTTCTTGAAAAAGTCAGCCGCCTCTTTCTCGGTCATCTTGCCGCTGCCGGCTGTCACTGGCAGGCCCTGCTTGAAAAGCAGCTTGCCGGTGAGCGGGTCGACGAAGTCCTTGAGCAGCGTGCCCTGGATCGAACCCACCTGACCGTTGGGCACCTGGCCATCCTTCGCGCTGCTGCGTTCAGTGCGACCCAGCGTGTTCTTCTTCGCCTCGTTGAGGTTCATGCGCCCTTCGGTGATGCCTGTGACCAGGATCTCGAAGTCGGCCCACGGCTTCACGCGCCAGAGCTCCTGCCCTTTCTTCGTGGCGCGTCCGGGCTTGTATGGCGCAGTCAAGTTGCGGATGATCGTGCCCTCGTACTTGTCTTCGGAGTGCTGAGCGATGATCTCGCGCAGCTGGCTCATTGACGTGACGATCTGCATGGGCACCAGGTGGATGCAGGGGTGGCGAAGCCGGTCGACAAGGTCGCGTAGGTCCGCATAGCGGTCTTTGTACTGAAGGGCGGGCCGACGCAAATTGTCAAACACCCACCAGTGCAGGTCGGGCATTTCCGTCACGCCCTTGAACCGCCCCATCGCGCCAGTGGTGAGGCTGCACAGCCGCTCTTCGCTGTTGGGTTTGTCGCCCAACGTCATCTCACCATCCAGGCCGATGAAGTCAGGCCGGCTGAAATACTCGGTGATGCCGTACCCCTCGAACGGGTCCAGGCTCCGGCCCGTGAGCGTGCCGGCCATGTTAATGGAGCGCACCCCGTCGATCTTGGGCTGAGCGCCACAAGGGAAGCGCACCTCCTCGATGATGGCGTCTTCTGCGAGCTGAGGCCTGAGAGTCATTTCTTCTTCCTTTTCTTCGGGGCGGCGTTGTACTGCGCGATCAGGGTGAGCGCGCGCAGGGCGAGAGGGTGGCGGTTCTTTGCGTGCTGGACGACGAACTTCATCGCATCCTCAGCGCAGACGTTGTCGAACTTGATGGGGAGGATCGTCAGCACGCAACGGTTCTTGTCGAGGTCGTACACCTCGCAGAGCTGCCAGTTCATGGCAGCAGCCTCGAGGACCTCGTGTTCTTTCAGCATCGTTTGTAGACCGTAGATAAATTGGCAAGGCCAAACGGCCCGAGGCAGCTCACGCTCAGGTACTTTGCTTACGTGCAGGGGTGCATGTGAGGGAGGTAATAAGCTGCGCGATCTCTTTGCGCGTGTGGAGGGCGTTCCTGAAGAACGCAGCATTGAAGTCCTGGTCCCAGGACACGCCCGGGAAGAAGACTCCACCGTCTTTCGAGCCCACCAAGACCCCCACGTTTCTTCCCTCGGCGTGCCGGTTTCGAAGCCAGTCTTTCTGGAGTTCAGAAAGGCCTGGGTCGATGACGGTGGCGTCGCGGACAGGGATCTTGATGAATTTGTACTCGATCCAGTAATCGCATTTCGAACCACTGTACCAAACGTCGGCGATGCCCCCGTTGTACACGTTGTGGTTCTTCATGCGATAGAGCTCCACCGGGAGGTGTTTATGCACGCTCCCGATGAAGGTGTTCTCCGGGCCTTTGCTCACAGTTCCTTGAACCAGGCACGGGCGCCGGCAGCGAGCTCACCGAGGGAGCGGAACTTGTTGCCGGCTTTGAACCCGGTATAGAACGTGCCCCCGATGGTTGCGATGAGGATCAGGTCGACCATCAGTCGTTGATTGCAGCCTGGATCAACTCAGTCGTCGTGGCGTAGGCGTCGGCCTCAGCCGTTGTCTTCACGTCCACGATGTCGAACTTCGCACCCTTCAGGTTGTCGTCCAGGCCCTTCAAGTAGGACGTGGCGTACGGGTCGTTGCCCACCTGAACGAACAGGATGGTCAGCGAGTCGTCCGTTTCCTGGCGGTTGCTGGCGTCACGGATCACCTTGGCCGCAGCGTCCTTGTCATCTGGCACACCGTCGGTGAAGACGACGATGAAGTCCTTCTTGTCGGACTTGCCGGCCAGCTTCAGCGCTTCGGTCAGCGCCTCGGCCAGCGGCGTCGAGCCGCGTGGGCCCGAGCTTGCGAAGATGTCGCGAATCTTGTCGCTGGTGACACCGTCAAACGAGCGGACGTTGCTGCCGCCGAACAGGACCAGGCCCAGGCCGTCGCTGTCGAGCTTCTCGACGTCGCGAACGAGGGTCATGGCGCTCTCCTGCACGGCCTGCCAACGAGTGACGGAAGAGCCCGGCTTGACGGGGTCGCCCATCGAGCCAGAGGTGTCGATGGCGACAACGAAGTCATACTCGGACAGGGCGGAAGCGTTCATGGTTGCGTTCATTGTTTTCTCCTTGCATGCCGGCGTAGGAAGACCCGCCGGCTCGGTCTTTTCGTCAGCGGACGTGGTGAACCTCAATGTCCGGGCCGAAGATCTTCTTCAGCGCGTCAGAGATAGTCTGCTCGAGAGGATCAAGGACTTCTTCCTGGCATTGGGCGCCAAAGGCAAAAGCCGTAGCGGACTTCTGCTCGTCGATCAGCCGCTTCTCCACCAGACGCGTGTAGCCGATGATGTCGGTCCAGCTGTCGATGTAGTTCGGGTCGCCGTTGACGATGCGGCCGATCTTGTGGGCGATCATCTCAAGGGCTTCTTTCTGGTCATCCGAAAGCTCACCCCATCGCGCCGAATCCTTGATCGCCGCCTTGATGTTCTGCGTCACCAGCGCGTGCCCGTCAAATTCGCCATACCGCGAGCCGCGCTCTTCCAGGGTCTTGTCAATGCTCATACTTTCGCTTTCTTGGGTTTGTCGGCCGTAACCGGGATGTTGAGGAACAACTGGCGGTGAATTGCGCACACCGTCTGCGCCTGGGTGTAGGCGTCCGCCATGGCGTTGTGTTTGACCCCAGCGTTCGGGACGCGGATGTCTTTGGCTCCGGGGAGGTTCTTGTAGGTGCGGTAGCACCGGCTGAGATAGAGCTTCCACGGGATCTCGATGCCGAGATCGGTGTACGCATGGGCCAGCATGGGCAGGTCAAAGTCCGCCCCGTTGGACCACACTTCGTAGGTGCCAGTGCCAATCCAGTCACTGAGCTGGACCAGCCCGGCTTCGAGCGATTCCTTCGGCTCGAAGAAGACCTGGCGTGCAGCTGCCTCCTGTCTGAACCACCACAACAGGGTGTCCTCACTGATGCGGCGCTTCCATGCCAGGTTGGACTCGACTGAGATGCTCGAGTAGAAACCGTTGTCGTCAATCTGCCCCGTTGCGAGATCGAATTTGACGGCGCCGATGCTGAGAATGACCGCGTCGGCCGTTGTGCCGAGCGATTCGAGGTCAACCATGATGTGGTTCACAGGTACTCCGTGTTGGTTGGTGGCTACCAGCCCCGAAGGGCCGGCACCAATCAAACGGTCGCTTCGGGTTCGAGTTCAGCCAGTTTGGCCTGGATCTTCTCGGCGCCCTTGGCGGCAGCAGCAGC